TAATTTTGTTTGTTCCCCAAGTTCTAGCATAATCTGAAAAAATAATTTCGTCTCCAACACTTGCTGAAGCAGGTAATGTAATTGTAACTGAATTCGATGTTGTATTAATCCAATAACCTCTGCCAGCTGTAACTGTTGAAGATGATGTAATAATAGTTGATTGCCAACTAATTTCACCTGGAATGTTAGTTAAATTCTGTGCATTGATTGCACCAAAAGTTCCACCTACTATAGCTGCTGGTTGTAATGATGTTAAATTTTGTCCACCTGCTGCTGGTAATACTGAAGGGAAACGTCCGTCTGGTACAGTTCCACTTGTTAAATTAGTTGCATTTAAATTACTTAAATCTGTTGCTGCGGTTCCATATACTAAACCTGTTGCTCCTGCATTAACTGAAAGTACTTGAGCAGCTGATCCAATAGTTGCAGGTAAAGTACCTAAACCATTTACTACAGTTGTATCTCCTGCTTCTCCAATTGTAAGAGTTGTTCCTGATTGAGGAGTAATTTTATCTACTTCTAATTTACTCACTATACAATTACCAACGTTCCTGTTACTTCAACAGTTGCTTCAAACGTTACTGGTCCTGCAAGAACTGCACTTTCAATAACTAAAAAATTATCTATAACTTCTGCGTGAGTATATATCTCCTGTGAACCCGGATTGTTTCCTACATATACTGCACTTGGGTATGCATCGCTCATAATTTAAATTCCTAACTTGGTATTGCACTAATTTTATCTACGACACTTGTAACAACGTCAACGGATGATGCAGAACTTGATAAAGCTCTTAAACTATCTCCTGGATTAATTACAAATTTTGCTCCACCTTGAACTAGTTCAACAGAACTTGCCGGTGGAATACTTAAACCTTTTACAATGTATTTAGCAGATCCACCATTTGGTGTAAGAAAAACATCTACTGTAACTGCTGCTGCTGTAATGTTAGCCATTCTAATTCCTATAACAGCGTCTGCAAAACCTGCTACTGCTGTAGGAAGTAATTCCGTACCTGCCGCTTGGTTTGTAATTTGAAGAGCTGTTGATGCAAAATTTTGTGCCATAATTTTTATTCCTTTTTGTTATACTATAAAGCGATTGCCATTGCTACTGCAAAACCTGCTCCCGCTGCGTTAACTGTGTTTCCATCAGCATCTAAATAAACTGCTTTACTTGCTGGTAATGTACAGAATACATCTTTGTTTCCAGCTGAAAAATCAACAACTGCATATTCAGCACCTACAACATTAGAACTTGAGATAATTGTAGTTCTAGTTAGTACTGTACTATTATTATTTAATGTTCCAACTCCTACTTCCCACTGGTTAGTACCTGAACCGGCAATTGTATAATAAGTTGTATTAAGACTTCCAATTGATATTCCAAAAGCTACAAATCCATTTTGAGCTGCGCCCAATGTAAACGCACCTGTGCCTGTTGTAGTACTTGTTACTTTTACTCTATCATTTATTTGTAACGCCATAATTTTTCCTTATTAACTCATGCTTATAATAGCATCAGCAGCTGTATTAATAGTTGGAAATGCAATTGTAAAAGTTCCATTTGTTGCTGTCTTAGCTCCGCCAAAATCTAAAACTACTACTAATCTATTTGCAAGACCATCAACAGTTGATGTATTATAAATCGCTGCAAAACTTGCTGTGAAAGTTGCGTTAGCATATGTTGGATCTCCAAAATCTATAGATGCCACTGCTGTTGTACTTACTACTGCTTGATTTGCTAATGTTTTTACAGAGTAATTAGTTCCACCTGTTGTAGCTACTTCACCATTAGCTGTACCTGCTAAATAAACAGTACTTCCTGTATTATATGGATTAGTTACATATAAAGAAAGTTTAAAAGTATTTCCTCCATTTGCAAAATCGTGATTTCCTGAAAAAAGTGCTCCTCTAAATGAGAAGGGTATTATATTTGCCATAGTTATTTTCTCCTAATTATTTATTACTTGATGGATTTTTTGACTCTAGTACGGTACGAATAACTCCATCGGTATATTCATCCCTACGTCTTCTACCTTGTTGTTCAATAGCATAAGACATAAGAGCTTTTTCATAAGCTTGTGTATAGTATTGTAACATATCTGTGGGACCTTTCAAGTACCCATATGCATTTACTAGACATGCATATAAAAGAACATCTTGATATTTATTAGATAAATAAGTTCCTACAGTACTAAATGGATTAGCTGTAGTAGGTAAAGTAGTACTTGTAAGACTTCCTGGTTCTTTATTATATCCTAATGTAATAGGATAGGCCCTATCAGGAGTAGGTGCTACTACCCAAAATTCTTCATCCCAGTTAGCAAAATATCTAGGAATATCAACAGAACTAGTTCCTGGAGTTGAATAATATTCAAACATAAAAGAAGTATCTCTTTGTTCTAAATACAATTGGTTTCCATCAGAATCTTGTAATTGAACTGATCTTATAAATCTTAAATCTAGAGGTATTGTTACAAACTTATTACCTATAATTAATGAAGATGTTGCATAGAATCTATCTGAATCTGTGTCTACTTCTCTATAGATTTTGTTCTCTGCATTAATAATAATATTTTTTAAAACAGCATCAGTAAAAACATTAATTCCTACTTCTGTATATCCTCTAATATCTGTTCTTAAATCTGCTAAAGTATATGCCATATTAAACTGCTCCTAGGTTTACAGGACCGGCTGAACAACCCTGTCCTCCACCTTTTACATTAGAAAATGTTCCATTACTAGTACTTTGAAAATAAAAAAAACTAATTGGATTTGTAAGAATATCGTTTGTTGTTGCTTCTGTTACAACACCATTGTTATCAATTTTTCCTAATTGAATTGTAAAACCAGTTGCTGAATCTATATCAGTTACTCCAGCAATACTTGGGATGCTCGCAAAAGATTTTAAATTATGTAAGTCTGCAGAGTTTTCTCCTCCAGGACCATTTCCAGTTACTTGAGGAAAACCTCTTAGCCTTACAATAGAGTTTGCTTTTCTTTGATGATCTAACGAGAATACATTAACAAATGTATTACCACCTGAAAGAATAACTTCAAAAGGATTATTATTTAATAAAATTAATTGTGGTGTATCTGCACCTTGACCTCTAGGATTATATAAAGCTTGTGGATCAGAGCCTACGGGTTTTGGACTTAGTTGTGGTTGCTTGGCTTCAAATTCTGAACTGTGAACTAATGCACCATTCCATTCTCTAACCATTTCATCATAGGGAAATCTTAATCCAGATCTATCCGAAATTGCAATTGCATGTTTTCCACTTGCGTAGCCAGCCATTATACGCCGTCTCCATAAAATGTTTGTGGAGATATAAAGGTAGATGTTCCTTGGTTGTCGGCATCTAATGCTCTTAGCATTTCACTTTCATATCTTCTCTCAAGCTCTCCAGATCTTTCTGGTGAAACTTTTTGACTTAAATAGTATGCAAGTCCTGACATCATACATGGATAAAATCTATTAACTACATCTGATGTGTAATTATAAGAACCCACGTCTTGAATTTTTGCTAAGTAATAAAAACAAAATTGAAAACTACTTGGTGTACTTGTGCTAGACACACTTGAACTAGGGGTAGCATATAAAAATACGCTAGGATTTATTCTTCTATCCATATAATATTGTGAAGGTGTTCCCTTAGTTAATTTGTTAGGAGTTGCACCATATGCTGATCTACTAATTTGAGTTAACGAAACATCTACAGGTGCCGTTGTTGTAGAATTATTTCTGTAAAAAGCTTCTAGTATTGCACTCATGTCATCAGGAAAATTAACACTATCTGTTGCATAACTATATTCATCTTGCCCTTCAACTAAAGGTATCTTTGCAAGTTTTACTTTCCATAAATGAACACCTCTATTTTGCCATTCTTGAAATAATATATTTAAAGATCTTCTTGCTGTTCTTAATTGATAACCAGTTCTTGTACCTAACACACCAGTTCTTTCATATGCTTCCTCAATAATGTCATCCATTTGAGGATTGAAAGCTGTTGTTTCTGAAGTAGGTGGAGTAGTCTGGATAGTATTACCCATACCCGCGGTTGCGGCTGAGTAGTAAAATAAAATAGGAGCGCCGACAGTTCTTACAGGTGCAACTAAAATAGTTGTTTTTGATCCTGCTTGTCCTGCTGTTCCCGTAACTGTTACACCATCTGTGTAATTAGCACCACCTGCAGTATTAGTTCCATCTTTAGTAGATGAAAAAAGAAGTGTTTGACCTGCATTAGTTCCTTCAGAAGTATCAAAAATATAAGTGTTACCTTCTTGAAAAAAAAGAACAGGGCTTACTTCACCATTAATAAAAAATTTATTAGCATTTGCACTAAAGAAATTTTGTCCAGTGGCAACTGTAACTGTAAAAGTTGTAGTTGTCATGTAAAACTACGCTCCGGTTATTGTTACAGTAACGCTTCCGCCTGCTCCAGCTAAATTAAAAACAATTCCATCTTTAAATAAAATACCTGAACCCGGCACATAAACTTCTAAACCTTCAGTTCCAAATTTATATGTTGCTATTAAATTTGCTGCTGTTGCAGCTGCCGCTGTTGCTGCATTATGTAAAAGTAAAGTAGAATTTGCTACTCCTAATCCTTGAATAGAAGTAATTCTAGCTCTACCCGCTCTTGATAAAGTATCTGCTCCAATTACAGCTAAGTTTAATGTTGTTTGGTCGCTTGAAAATGATCCGCCGCCTGACATATGTATTCTCCTTTTTTTAATTTTGTACTAAGGCCCCGAAGGGCCTCAGAAAAATAATTATTAGTTTGACTCTGCGCCGTTGATAGGGTCTGCAATAAAGTAATAAAGGATACCTGAAACTGCACCTATACCCGCAACACTTGCTGTGTGAGTAACTATTACTTGTTCTCTTGCAAAACCATTACCTGCTCCGCCAACAATAGATGGTCCGTATTGGACTCCGGCAACAATGTTTGAAATTCCACCTAAAAGTGCGCCAGCCGTTCCTCCGCCAACTGCAACTAATGATTTAGTTACTACTTGTTGATTGTCTAAAAATGCATCAGGATCCGCTACTACAAGACCAGTTCCTACTGGTGTAAAGCCAAGATCAAGAGTTGTATTTGCTGCTGCTCCAACTTGCCAAAAACCTACTTGGTACACTACTGCACCTTTTGGTAAAATAACTTGAGTTACATCTGTATCTGATTTTTGCACATTTCCATCACCAGCTGCTAGTGTATTTGGTATGTGAAAATTTGCTGTTGCTACCATAGAACCTGCGATTGAAGTTCTAGATCCGTCTCCGTTTTCTCTTACGTTTCCTGTAAATGTCGTGTTTGCCATTTTAATATTCCTCCTAGAATATAATAAATGTAGTCCCTAGGGATTGTCGACTATACGCGTCTACATTTAAAGTTTATTTATATATAGTTCGTAAATTATAAC